TCCCCAACCTTGTGCTCCTGGTATCATCGATACCAAACCAAAACCAAGACCATATCCAACAAAACTACCTGCTGCTCCCATAAAAGCATTAACAGGTGATTCTCCATTATAAGCATAATCAAAGACTGCCGAAAGAAGGTCAATAATTACATCTATAGGTCCAACCGCCAATTTATCAGCAGCTTCTCTTCCAACTTTAGTGCCATATCCTCCCTCTCTAACCATTGTCTGCAAACTTTTACCAATATCACTATTGGTCATTTGCTTATAAACTGTACCTATAGCATCAGGATCATTTTTTAATGCTAAAATATTTTTTATTAATGGATTCTCTTCTACAAGTTTACTAACCTTGGGTCTAATCCTTTCTTGCACAGCTTCCATCAATTTCTTAGGATCAGAAAGCATCTCTGTAGTATAATTAAACCCGCTATATAACCCTTTAGCAGTATCATAGATACCAGCTCCTGCATTTTGTACTGCTTTAACACCACGATCCTTCCACTTACCCATAAATTGTCCCAGATCATCAAGTGACTTACCTACAGGTATGACAATATTATTCATCAAGAACCTACCAAATGCCTGAGCACCTTCTATAGTCGTATCTTTAACAGCAACTAAAGTATTTCCTACTTTTGGAATTGCAGTCTCATTTATCCACTTCACCATTTGGGACCAACGACTAGCCTTAGGCACGTCATCAGGGTTAGGACCTTTAAAATTCTCAACAACACCCTGCAAGAATTCAGTAGCAGGTTTAACTACAGTCTCATTAGTTTTCTTAAGACCAGTTTGGATTATCTCTTTTGCAGTCGTCTTTGCACCTTTCTCATCAATGAGTTTATTTAATCTAGTAATTTCTGATTTCAGTGCTGCTTGAGATGTATCAATCAGTGCCTTAGTGTTGGAAGCAGTTTTCCTTACAAGTTTAGCACCTGCTTCTTGTAAGGCAGATAACCTATTATAAAGTTTTGCCAACCTCTTATTTCTTCTAATACGTCGTATATTATCTGCTCTACGTTGTACCTCTACAGGGTCAAACTTAGGTTTACCATCAGGACCTTTTGGTTTAAATCTTCTTCCTCTAGGTCCACATCCAGTTGCCTCAGCAGCAGTGACTGCTGTACCAAGTGCTGCCATAGCTCTGACATCACTTAGTAGCTTCCATGGCATAAGAACTCTGGATACTGCCCAGATACCTGCCAATCCACCAAGTATTTGGAGAGCACCAAACAAAGTCTCAAATGTGTTCTCTATAGCATTCTTATTAGGATCCCAACTAAATGTCTTAGTAACACCATCCATCAATAGACCGATACTATTCTCAGTCAACCACCATGCAAACTTACCTAATGATGAGATAAACTTAAGAAATGTCTCTACCTTCTCCTTATTCTTTGGATCACCTAACCATTTAAAGACAACATAGGTGATAACAGTCTGTGCAAACCACTGTATCGCATTAAAAATAGGAGACATGGCTTTAAGAAGACTCTCTGCCCATCCCCATTTACGCTTATCCTTCTTATCCTTCTTAAATAACTTTACACCTAACTTCTTACCATCTGCTTGTAATTTCTCAGAACTGAGGTCTTTAGCTAGATTTGCTCTCTTTTTCTTTTTCTTCTCTGCTTCTGCTTCATCATCCTTCTCCTTTTTATATTGATCATCTATCCTTTCGATTTCTTTATCCTTAATACCAAGAATCCACTCATTCTGAAACTTAATAAGTTCATTAACCTGTAGAAAACTCTTACCTATGCCAGTAATAGCATGACCCATTCTGTTAACAGATGTAGTCGCAGCAAAGGCACCAGACTTCTTACCTTCCTCATCAGGTACTACTGATATAAATTTTCTTAAGGTGGCTTCTGCCATTAGAGTGCGTTCTGTTGATTTTCCTTATCACGTCTACGTTCCTCTTCCTGCAAATGAGCAATCAATAGGTTAACGTACACATCTCGCTCCCAAGGCATCATATTATCTAATTCAGTTAAACTGTACTTGTGGTGCTGCATTAATGCAAAGTTAGTCTTAAAATGATTCTCAAGACTATCATGCATTAACGCTATGCGAAAAAAGCCGCTAGACCCTCAAGTTTAGTTTCGTTCACTACTTTAGTCTTAGGATTAATAACTTCTATGGTATGTTCTAGTTTGGGCATCGACTCAAAGAAACCCTGAACCTTCTCAAATTGAGAATTGTTCATATCACCCAAGAAGTCCAATGCTTCTTTCTTAGTAAAAGAGTCGTAAATCTCATCACCTTGATATACCTTATCTACACATGTTGCAGCAAGATCAAATATATCATCCATTGTAGGTTTATCCTTCATATTCCTATCAACGAATGCATTGAGGGAAGGATATTTCATCTCAACTTTGACATCATCACCTATATCAAGAATCTTTTTGTGGGTCTTGGGTACTACTACCTCAATATCCTCCAAATCGATTTTAACAGATGCAGATGTCACACCATCATCTTCACATACTACTTTAAACTCACTAATACCACCAACTGCCTTGGAGCGAATCCTTAAAAACAAATACTCAATCTCGAATGTAGCGAGATCATCCACTTTTTTGACATTAGTACATGCTTTTAATATATTCTTCACTGCTTTGATCATTTCTTTCTCATCTTGAGATTCCATAGCGATATAAAGCAGTTTCTCTTCTTTTACAAGAAAAGGTCGATATGAGACTTTTGTCCCACTAACAGGTAGGGTACACTCATATTCGGGCACCGCAAGCTTTGGTAAAGGCATAATTAGATTATAACGATGAAATTATTTATACCCCTTATCTAGGTCCCGTACGCAGAATACTTACTCTGTGCATTCTTCTTAGCAACTTCATCTTCAGAAATACCCCTGTTCCTCGCATTTGATTTAGGTCCTAACCACTTAAGAGTATCTACATTAACAGTATCAAAACGATAACGTTCATAATAGAACTGTATATCAACTCGCATCAATGACATTGCTTCGTTATCAAGAGTTTGAGTACTTATATTAAAAGGGAATAGATTATAGAATTGGTATACAGCAGTTGCCTGATTTAATGTTGCTTTACCAGTATACTTCCTAGGAACTTGAGGTACTTCTGTCTTATAAAAATCAAAGGACTGTACTACATTAGACCCCACTTCCCACTTTATTATTTCTGCTGATGTTACATAATCATCATAGAATCCTACAGTATTGTCCGAATCAGAGCTTATAATATGTAACCACATCTCAAACCATTCTCTAATAAAATTATCCTTAGTAGATAAAAAACTCATACTGATCTGTGAACTAGTCTGACCAGTACCAAATCTACGCATCATACCATGGTTATTAACCTGACCAGTGGTAACTGCTCTACTGGGAATAGTAACACTAGATGAAAACAAATTAACATTACGCATAAATTGATCCATCGATACACCTGTATTCTGAATCCTCCCTTGAGCATTTGCTTCATTGGTACCTAATATCTTTTGTAAAGTTATAGGAGGTGCTATCGTAACACCATATAAATTCTGTCTAGATGGTTCTAATTTTCCAGTTGCTACTGCTTCTGTAAAAGCCTCATAATTATTGGGATGGGTGTGCATTGCCATTAGACTCGACTCCAAATGAAGCTACTAGGTATATCAAGTCTCTGACCAGCAACGTTAACAACAAATTTTTCTAACGGTAACGGGATCATATCACGCAGTTCTATAGGTTCTACCACCTTTATAGTTGTAGCATTTGACATTAAGTATTTATGATGGCAACGGAGAGGATATGCAGTACCACCATTACCCCATGTTTTTGCTACTCCCTGTCTAACTTCTGGACGTAAATAGTGTAGATTACCGCCCCAAAAATGACCTGTAACTGGACTAATCCCAGTAATCAGAGTCATCGGATAACGATCAAAGAATGGTAATTTCTCAGTAGTGGCATTGTAATTATAAAATAATATCAATCCTGCCTTTATATCTGTCTGTAAATCTGGTAACCCATAGAACATCTGTGAGCGATACCAATCTTTTGATTGAGGTTTACCACCAGAGAGTTCTTTAATGTCCTTAAAGATGCTCATACTTTGAGTTCTTTTTCTGTGAGTATACGAAACGTCATTCTACGATCCTTACAATAACTGTCTGCTGCTTTCCATTTAGCGTTATTGATGGCAAATGTCTTAACTTCACTGAGATATCTTCTAGTCACCTTACGAGTGGACTTGCGTTTCGGTTGTTTAGTCTGATCATAAGGTTTGATCTCAATGATGCTTTTTGAGGATCTTCCCTCTCTGGTGATTGCTTTAACATAAAAATCGGGATAATAACGATGAATACGATTATCCACGGGAGAGATATATGGAATAATAATTTCTTCACTTCCCCACTCCAAAACGTTTTCATTCTTGTCACACCACTTCATAAATTTAAGTTCCCATAAACTTCTATAAATAATGTTTGTAGGATCCCCTTTATACTTATGTCTTTGTGATGGTCTGAATTTTCCTGAATAACTCATATGTCAGCCTCCTCAAGTAGATTAATTTATCCAGAGATTCCTCCTGCAGGTCCAGGTAGTAGTAATGATGAGATAAAGCATAGAGCCAAATTCGAAACTAAGGTAATGGATTACCTTAAGTTCACCATATATGATCCAGAACACTCAAATCCATATAATTACATAAGTTCAGAAAGAAAATCTCAAGGTCCTGGCGAAAAAGGGTTCTCTGTGAATGAAGGAAGGATTGGATTCCAAGGTGGACGGAAGGAGGGTGATAGTACACAAGGGATATGGCGTACTGTATATTTATATCTACCTCACCAACTTAACGAACAATATAGTACTAACTACAATAGAAGTGCTCTAGGACCATTTGGTAATTCATTACTTGGTGCTGCTTCATGGGCAGAAGATAATATAATGGGAGAAGGTAAAGGGATGACTAAAGAGGCGTTTGGGACAGAAATGCTGAAACAGAGCCTTTTCGGTTGCCATGTGTAACCTGGTCGGGGCAGGGGTTGGGGCCTTGGGAGGCTCCACCATCGTTTGTGACAGAACGATGGAAGCGGGACCGCCATGCGGATTTGTACGAATTCAGAACCTGTGTTTTTCGTTTCCATCTTTCATTCACACATTTTAGTTTTGGTCATTTTTTGATTCATTAATGAAAAATATTTTTAATTGTATTTTTCATAATTTTTGTAAAACGATTGGAATATTTTTTTGGCAT